GTCTTTCATATCCGCAGGTGTTGCTCAAACTATAACAAGCATAGCAGTTAGTATGGCTTTAAATTTAGTTATGCAACTTTTTACTTCAACACCAAAAGCGAGAACCAGAGAAATTACAAAAGATTCAGGAACTCGCACACAAAATGATGCTTTTGGTTCTTTAGTTAATAATACACAGGCAGGATCTCCTGTGGCTTTAAATTACGGTTTGATGAGATGTTCGGGACAATTTTTAAGTGGATATATTTTAAGTCAACAACACGCACAAAATGATTCTCCAAGTATTGCTTCTATTTTTAACGCTAATCAAAGCCCCTTATCAACAGAGGCAGAGGAAGCAGCGTAATGATCATTACTCTTAAGCCTCATTCTACTTTTTCAAAGTTTTTTAATGAAAAAGATTACAAGATTGAAATAACTTCTTATTATGATATTGAATTTTATTTAGCTAGTGTTCATCCTCGCTTTTCAAAGTATATGTCACAGATTAAACAAGGTTTTTCAGTTGAATCATTTTGTTACGTAACACAAGATTTAACGTTAATTAAAAGAGATGAGATAAACTTAAAAAAACCAAAAGAAGGCATGATAGTTTACATAGCTCCAGTTGTTAGCGGTAGTGGCGGAAGAAGAGGAGCCATGTTCGCGGTCGCAGCTTTTGCTGTTGTTGGTGTCGCCACCGGAGGTTTTAGCATGTTAGGAGCGCCTGGTGCAGCTGGCGGTGCTGGTACTGGTGGTCTTCTGGAGCTAGGCACGGCCGGTTTTCAAGAAGGTATGTTTGCTAGTGGTGGAATTGGCAATTTTTTTGGAGGTGTTGCTAATGCTTTTGCAGGTATGCCAAGTTTTGTACAAAGTATCATAGGTAACTTAGCACTTTCATTAATTACTTCTTTATTTACCTCAAGACCTAAAGGTAGATCGGTTGAAGTTGCAAAAGATTCAGGCACAAGAAACGAGAATAATATTTTCGGATCATTACAGAATACAACTGAGCCAGGAACCCCGATTGCTTTAAATTATGGCTTAATGCGCGTTGGAGGTCAATTTTTAAGCGGTTATATTTTAAGCCAGCAACACGCACAGAATGATGCTCCAAGTATAGCACAAATGTTTAACTCAAATGAATCACCGTTAGCGGCTGAAGCGAGGGCAGAAGAATAATGGCTTATAGAAATTATACAATATACGACGGACAAATGATGCCTCACATAAGAGGCTCAAAAGGTTGCTTTGTTGGAGGCACACAAATATCTATGGCGGATGGTTCAAAAAAAGCCATTGAGGATATTCAACTTGGTGATTTAGTTTTAGCGTTTAACAAGAATGGTGATCTTGGTCCTGCAAGTGTGACAGAGACATTTAAACATGAAAACGATCAGTTTATTAAATTAATTCATTGGAACGGTTCTCTAACTCTTACTCCAAATCACTGGGTTCTTTTAGAAGATGGACTGTTTTTAGAGGCTGGAAAATTAATTGCTGGAGAAGATCAACTTGTCACAGAAGAAGGAAAAATTTCCCCGATAGATGAAATTTGTCCGGCTCCTTCTGCCACCAGCTACAATTTTACTGTAGCAACTCAGCACACGTATATAGCAGATAATATACGTGTTCACAATAAAGGTGGAGGAGGTAAAGGCGGCGGTTCTCGTGGTGGAGGTGCTACTGAAGCACCTAATGACAAATTTTCCACTGACATGATGTTCACGACAATTGGTTTCGGTGAAGGTCCGGTTTATAGAATCAATTCTAATGGTCCTCAAGATATTGAAATTCAAGACGGAAATATTGATGATTTAATAAATTTAGATGGTGATGGGAATGAAAATACAGTTTTATTTAAAACGCTAACAAATACTGGGACTGTAACTCAACCTGCACTACGGGTTTTTGGTGAAGAAATAGCGACTCCCCAAAACTTTACCTCTCCTGTTAAACTTAAAAAAGGTAATGTTGGCGGCATTCCAGAATCTAAAGTAGAACTTCAAGATACAAGTGCTCAGGCATGGGACGCTCTTCGGTTTGCGTTTGAATTACGGGGATTAATCAATCAAGATAATCAAGGTAATATTCGGGGTCATTCAGCAGAGCTTTCCATTGATGTGTTTGATAGAACTGGGACTACACAGATTCTAGAAGATGGTGAACCTCATATTGAATCTATTAGTGGTAAAACTAACACTTTATTCAGATTTGATGTTACTATTTTAATTCCTGAGCAACATAGATCTGATGATGGGTATAAATTTACGATTAAGAAAACGTCAGATGATAGTGACTCTTCAAAGATTCATGATGAAATCAGTGTTAAAGGTTGGACTGAGATTGAATTTAAACGCCAAGCCTATCCAAGAACTGCACACATAGGCTATGCAATTAAAGCACACTCAGAACATGTTGGTGGTGTTCCTAATTTTACCTCAATGGTAAAAGGGCTAATAGTAAAAGTCCCCTCTTGTTATAACCAACCAGTGCTTGAAAGTGGTGAGATTGACTGGAGAGAGTTAGAGGTAGTTGATGGAGGGTCTACGGGTAACTCTTATCAAGAAAATGGATACTCCTTACAATTTAGTGGCCCTGAAACTAAACTTACTGGGAGTAATCCTCAAATTTATGTTGGTACTTGGGATGGTACGTTTGTTTTTAGTTGGACACAAAATCCTGTATGGATAGTTTATGATATTTTAACAAATACTACGTATGGATTAGGTATTCCCGAGGACGTTATAGATAAGTTTAAATTTTACCAAATTGCACAATATTGTGATGCCTGTAACGTAGAGACAGGAAGGTTTGAAGGCGTTACATCTCTAGCTGATGGCACTTTTAGGCATAAACCACGTGGTCAATTTGCTACAATTAGAGAAAATCAATTTGGTTTAATTGATTCAATTAAAATTAAAGAGCGTAGATTTACATGTGATATTACCATCGCAGATCAAGGTCAAGTGATGGACATTTTAAATCAAATTACCTCTATCTTTAGAGGTGCTTTGGTTTATAACATGGGTAAACTTACTTTAGCTGTAGATATGCCTGATGAGTTACCTGTTGCGATGTTTAACGAAACAAACATTAAAGACGGTTCTTTTCAAATTTCTGGTATTAAAGAAAGTGAAATTATCACAGCAGTTGATGTAAGTTACATTGAACCAACAAACCACTACAAACGAGAAACTGTAAGAATAGACACTGTTGATAGAAATGATGGCAGAGATAAAAGTGCTTTAGAAAATTTATCTACACTTGATTTAATTGGGGTTACACGGAGAAGTCAAGCACTAAGATTTGCTCAATACCATATTGCTGCTTCAAGATATTTACGTCGTCGTGTTGAGTTTACAACTAGTATTGAAGCAATTTCATTAGCTCCTGGAGATGTAATATCTGTATCTCAAAAACAAAATGGATTAGGGTTTGGATTTGGTGGTAGAGTTAGAAAAATTTCTAATCTTGCCGTTGGTGGTAATACTAATACTTCAAATGTTTACTTTGAGTACTTTACTGAGCCAACTATACCAACCACATTTTTTACGGCTAATACCGATCCACTCGCTATGAGAATTTACAAAATAAATTCTGATAGAGTTGATTTGTATTTAATTGATGATGATAAGTTTCTTTTGGAGACTACACAGGAATCAAAACAAGCAACTTCAACTACGTCTATAACATCAAATGCAAATGTTAATTTTGGAATTGATAGCGCAGATGTGATGGTAACTCACATGTTTAATCCAGTTACTAAAGCATTTGAAGCTATTTCAGCATTTCCTGCAAATGCTTTGCCAGAAAAAGGTGATATTTGGATGGTGGGTGAGATGACAAATCCTGGCACACCAGGATTAGATGAGTCATCTGATGTGTATACTAACAAAGCGGGAAAGCTTTTTAAGGTTACAGGACTAAACAGAACAGAAGAACACGAGGTTCAAATTGAGGCAATAGAATATATTTCAAATGTCTTTGTTGATTCTGATGAATTTATTGATTACACTCCTACTGCTTATACTGATATATTATCTCCATTTACTCCTCCTCCTGCTCCTGATTTTCAATTATTGCCTGTTCCAAGAAGAACGTCAGACGGTAGTGTAGTAATTGATGTCGCTGTTGATGCATTTACTGATAGGACGGACTACCCTCTTAGCGTAAGCACAGATTACTTTGTGTCTTTACCCGATGTAACCCAAAAAGTAACTAATTTAACTTCCACTGTGGGTATTCACCCGCCCACGTTTAAGCTTGGAAACTCCGCTGGTTTAGCAGACTCATTAAATCCTGCTGTCTTAAGTGGTAAAAATGGATTTAGTGGAACTATTGGTGAGCTACGTTTATTATGTAATTCAGTTAGTGAAACTGGAGGTGCATCAGAATTTATTGAGTTTA